AATTATCCTCATCCTCTTCATCGTCAAAATCGTCCTCATAATCATCTTCGTCAGAATCGTCAAATTGAGACCAATAATCTTCATCGGTCAAGTGATCATCATTATCTTCGTCATCATTATCATCATAGCTAAAATTTTCCGAATACAGAGGCTTAAGTAATTCTCCTGCATATTCAGCAACAACTTCATATCGACAAGTACGAAGTTTTTCATAATTGCAATCACTTGGGACACTGACTACATCTTTCGGGTTAATCTTGACGATCACAATTCGATCTCCATTCTCAAGACTACCATACCCAGCAACATAGTTTAAAGCCCCGGCATGAAGTCCATTTGAACAACCCCTACCTCTATCGTCATCAACTTTAGATCGTGTCATTTCGCAAACCTTACCAACACTATTGTCGAAAACACCACGATACTTATCCTTAAAATCTGAACGAACAGCTTTATAGGCCAAAAAATATCCATCGGAAGTTACAGCCAAATTCTCATGTTCCAAGAAATCATACAGTTCCTTCTGACTCTGCATACTTGGATTTTCCATGAGATTATTCAGGAAATTAACAAGGGGCTGAAACGGCAATCCCTTGCTCATAAACTCCAGAATACGCTTACTAATACTACCATGAACTTCCTCACCCTCGTAGAGAACCTGACCGTTCTTGATCTCCACAAGACCATCGCTAAAAGTAGCAACAGCCTTTTGAACATCAACAACTTCCAAGAGTTCCTCTGCCGTAGCAGTAGGAAGTCTTTCCAGAATCAACTTATAGTTGATATGATCCGGCAACACCTGATAACTCTGGTTGTTAAGAACCAGCGTCAAATTACCATCCACAAACATAAACGGAACAGCCATAATCCAAACTCCTAATACTTTTAGTTACGATACCTGTGATACTGTCATTTTACACTAATCGGCAAGCTTGTCAAGGGGTCTTGAGAAATTCCTGACTACTTGATCAAACTACTCAACTGAATCTTAAAAAGGTCAATATTCTCCTGACTCATCTGCTCAATCCAATCCTTGCTAGACTTTCCATAATAGGAACTACGATCTTCAAGAATAGGATTCTGACTAGGCTTTAGGTCTGTCAGATTGCCGCTAACTTGATGAGTTCCCATCATATATTTCAGCATAGGATTCTTGTCTACTTCAGCCTTAATCTTCTCCCTAATTTCAGAGATTTTCCATCTCTTAAGATCTTCAGTAGAAGTTCCACGAATAATCTTGAGATAACCCTCTGCCTTGTCTTGATTAGTCACAGAATACAAACGAGTGACAATCATGTTTGTCAAGGTGTTATAGGCCAAATTAGCATTACGAATCTCTTTACTATCAACATCTTCAATCCCAGCCTCTTTCATAAGCTTAGAAATATGAGAAAGATATTCTGTTTGACTGAACTTAGTGATATTAAAAGGATGAATATGAACAGTATTAGCAAAGAACTCTGTTAGCATTGTTTTGTTCAAGCAATCAACAAGAGTCTTATTGCCAATAAACTTATCATAATCCAATCCAAAGATACTCAGAACATGAAACATAAACTGCTTATCGGTTGTTCCATACTGGCAATATCTATAGCCGCCAGTAGTCTTTTCTTCAGTTGCAAAATCTTTCTTGCAATATTCAACAAGCTTGTTGATAGAAGCAAGATTCTTAAAGTGCTTGTTAGCAACAACTTTAAGTTGACGCTTCAAGAAATCATTGAAGTTAACAAGATTATATCCGTCTTTCTCAAGCTTTTTAGCAAAAGCTGTTTTGATAGCATAAACCTTACTATCTCCAACCAAGTCCTTGACTATACTCTTGAGTTTATCATCACTAAGAGTAATAGCGATGTCATTAATCTCAGGATAACCAGACTCAGGCTCAGTCTTATAACGAAGCATAGGAACATACACAATCTCATCCTGTTCCAGAAAATCCTCTAGTTGTTCTTCTGAAAGAATTCTGAGACAAGTAGCATCATTATAAGGATTAGTAATCTGCTTACTGTCCTTATCATAACCGTGGATAAAGAATACATCTTGATCACTAACACTACCATTAGAATTTCTATTGTAAGACTTTCTTGGGCCAGAACTTTGTGTCAGATGTTTATAGTCTGAAACCTTGAGCAGATTTCCAGCCCCAACATCTTCGATCAGTTGATCAAAACCTTCTCCGCTTTTTGTATGATCCTTAGTGTCGATCATCAGATAAGCAAAGCAATCGTTTGCATTACAATATCTTGTAAGAATTTTCTTGGCACTTTCTTCACTAGCAACGTCGCAGACAAAGAAAGCCATCGTTCCCTTCTTTTTCTGATTATTCCAGTAATAGGAACCTTTACCAGTAAGAGTTTCATGATGGATTCTGTCTGTCAGAGCAACTTGGCGGCGAGAACGATAGCCAGCAGTCTTGTAATTAAAAACGTACAGACTCTTACCGGCAGGAATTTTATATTCCAAGTCATTGCCAGAGTTGATAGGATGATCTTTACCCTTGGGATCAGTCCAAGTAGCACCAACACCCCAGCCGCCAGCCAATTCATTCATAGCATAGTATGAAGTAATTGCTTCTACCTTGTTTTGGGCAGCTTGAATTTTCTTGGAGAATTCTTCCTTCATCTCCATGTAAATTTCTTGAGTCTTTTTACGCAGTGTCTTGATAACATCTTTAGTATACTGCAAACCTTCACGGCTAACATCCATTTCCAGTTCACCGATACCAAAATCAAGCTCAAGATAAAGGCCGGAGTTCAGAATCTCTCCAACGAAACTCTTCCAAGAATCAATATCTGCTTTCTGGAAAGCCCTATTCCACTTCTGAATATGATCGGGCATCTCATCCTTCTCTTGACCAACAATCTGTGCGGTCTGAACAGGATAAGCGATATTGCCCATGATAGCTACGATACCACTATCAATTCGATGATAACCATTAGGGAAATAACTATTATCATTATTAAGTCGGCATACCCTCCAACCTTCACCACTAATGATGATGTTGGTATTACTATACTTATGATCTTGCAGATTATTTCCGATACCACCTTCAAGGATGGGTTTCATGCGGAAATAGTGGAAGATTCTCTTAGCCTTGTCGGTAAACTCTTGGAAATCATGCTGCTTAACAGCGAAACTAATTTCAAGACCATTAGGCTCAGACGTATCTGAAGTATTGAAAAGATTCAGAGTAGGCACTCCGCTCTCGTCAATCGCAGCAATATAGGTATACTTCTTACCGTTGTAATATGATGCCGTGGTGAAACTCTTGGTATACGCGAAGGGACTCTTAGACCCTAGACCAAGACAACCAACAAAATCATTACTATCATTCTTGTTGGACGCACCATAAGTTGTATACAAGTCCTCCATATCGGCCTGACTAAGACCAGTGCCATAATCTCTGACTACGAAGGTAGGATTGGCAGCGGTAGGCAAAGTCACCTTAAAGGGATTCTTATTCCCGGCAGAGATATGACTATCATAAGCATTAGTAGAAAGCTCACGAATCGCAGCCATAACCTTATCAGAGTAAAGAGAGTCTGAAAGGATTTTAAACATTTTGCTCGTCTGAGCAATATTGAACTGATTCCTGCTTGCAACTCCAACGCTGTGAGTCTCAATCGTCCTATCTGCCAACTTCATCTGTATTCTCCAAAAGTGTTATCGTTCCTGTGATGGCTCAAGTATACCATCGGCAAACCATCTTGTCAAGCATCACTTTTCTTTTGTTGTCTGTCTGAGATTATTTTAAAACCGATAGCTATGTCTATCAGACCCAAAACTTTTAAAAATGGCACTGGCAAAGTGAATGTCATCCCTCCGACAAGTATGCAAAGAAGTCCCATAATCCATACAACAAACTTTGGCATCCAATCAAATAATGACAAAAGATAACTCATTGGCCCTATAATTAGCACAGATAAAAAAATTATTGTTACTAGTAGAGCTAAACTAGCCATTAGTTATCTTCATTATCATAATCGCCTGGATCAAAATCCTCATCTTCATAAGGATTCCATTCTGTATTATATTCATCTTCTTCTTCTTCTTCGTCTATTTGTTCCTCCATTAATTCAATTGCGTCCATAACAACTTCAAATTCTTGAATTTTATTAAGAACAAGATCTACTTTTTTGTCTAGATTTTTGATAAGTTTCTTTAACTCGCTAATATCTTTTGAAAGATTGTCTTCTATTTGATGTATCTCTTTATTAGCTTTGATTATCTCTTTGTTAATATTCTCAATATCTCTTGACATAAGTAGTTACCTATTATAGACGTTTATATTCTTTAATATCTCCATTTTCAATAATCTTCTTATCTTCGTATGAGCTTGCTGCACGACGATAAAATTCTTGCTTAATATTCTCTAATACACCAGTAATCATAGCAATCTTGGAGTATGAAATGTCTCCCATAATCCCACCTAATATTCGAGAAAAACAATAGTTAATTTTACCTAAAAGCATCATTGTTTGATTGTCTGTCAAGTTTTGTTGTTGGCAAATTTCTCCCTCTAAGGAGCATTTAAATACAAAAATTAAACTATCTATATGATTATCTAGTATTTTTCTATCTTGTTCTTTGATATATGGCATTTTAAATTCCTTCACACTTACATTGGTATTTTAAACAATATGAACATTTTGGGCCGGGATCAGAATTTCCAAAATAATTAGCATAACCATCCCAGGTTTCTTTACCCGTGTCGATGCAAACCAATTTAGCTTTACCGTCTCTTATAATATAACCAATATTTTTTGTGTGACAGTCCCAAAATTTTAACTTTGTTTTGTCATATATAGATTCTACTAATTCTTGTATTTTCCATAGCTTAGTTTTTTCGCTACTTTCTTTAGCCAGTTCAGTAACATATCCCCAACCACTTATTTTATGAGGAAAGAAAGGCTCGTACCTCATTTTGCACAATTCAGAACAGACCTTGGGAGCAAGATCATAACTACTTAATTTGGACTGAATTTGTCTGGCGTATGATGCTCTAGACTTAGAAATAAATTCTTTGAATCCTAAAGATGGTTCATTAGAGACTTTAAACAAAGTACAATAACCACCGTTTTCACTATAGTAGTCAGA